CATTCTCCTCGCAAATTCCATACAAGCGTTCATACAAGTTTTTATATTCTTCGATAGGTGTCATGTTTGAATCGTTCATTACTAAAGTCATCTTTCAATATTTCCATAGGTTAAATGAACTGTTCATTCAATTCATTATATACACAGTATACAGTAATCAAACAAGTTTGTCAATCTTTTTTCTCCATTTAAATCATCCCCAACTCAAGTTTTGAAATAATATACTCCTTTACTAGCGCACTTCTAACAATATCTTCTTGGTCAAATTCAATAAAATCAAATGAATCCATAGTCTTGATCACTTTCATAAAATCATGTATACCAGATTTATCTTTATTCCATAGAAAATCTGACTGTCTAAAATCACCACAGAATACTATTCTAGAATTCTCCCCTAATCGTGTGATCACACTGTCTAGTTCATGCCAGGTCATATTTTGACATTCATCTACTATAACAGTTGTATCGTTAAATGTCAAGCCCCTTATGAAAGAAGTTGTAGAAAATTCGAGAATACCTTTTCGTTTTAAAATGTCGTATGCGTCACCCCTATCAAACAATTCATTGCATATAGAATAATATGGTTCTTCGTAAGCTTTAGATTTTTCTTTTTGATTTCCTGGTAGAAATCCCATGTCTCTTGTAGGAACTACACTTCGTATGATCTGTATACTTTGATTACCTTGTCTCGTATTTAATGCGTCTTTTAAAGCCAGATATAAAGAGATGAATGTTTTACCTGTTCCAGCTACACCGTGAAGCAGTATATTTTTATTGTATGAAAATGATTCAAAAGCCTTTTCTTGATTGTCTGTTATTGGAAATATGGCTCTTAAATTTATTCCTTTTTGTTGCGCTGAGGCTTGTTGTTTCTTTACTCGTTTAGAATGTTTTTTATTAGGCTTCTTAGGAAAATCTAGAAATGTTACAGTATCATAATTCTGTGCGTTGTTGTATTTCATCTGAGTTCCTTGTTATTTGTGTGGGGTTTACAGATTCATTTCGGTCTCTTCTTTCGCCATTTCTCTACAGCCGCGGCTGTTTTAGCTTCTTTAGAACTTCGGCCGCCATGAGAGTCCGCAAGCGCGCTCGATGGATTGGCAGCACTAATCCTATCTAAAGTTTCTTTCCAGCCATCGTCATTCCTATGCGTCATTCCTGACACACCAGATACGATATTAATTTGTGTGGGGGGTAGTTGTCGCATGTGTGGGTGATCCGAGAGAAATTCTTCTCTCTCAGCCATAGACAGAATCGCTTCAAAAGTTTCTTTGGTGTTCTCGTCAATAAAATCATAAGTCGGCATTATCAATCCTTTATGTAGTGAAGCTTTCTCCACATCCGCAGCTTGATACAGCATTAGGGTTCACAATCTTCAAGAATGATCCACCCAATTCAGACACATAATCAATAGTACATCCTATAACATGCATTTCTGCCATAGGATCTAACAATAGAACGCTGTCGATTGGGTTAGACCAATTAACATCTTCTATGCCATCATCTGTAGATAGTCCCCACACGTATTGCATACCACTACAGCCACCACCCTTAATACCAAGAGTAACGTGGCCGTTCTGTCGCACTTTGTTGAGATAATCTTTAGCTGAATGGGTGAGCGAAACCACCGCAGGAATAGCAGGAATATTAGCCCGCGATGATTTGCTATTTGTGTTTACTGTGTCTATCATATGTTTATTTAGTCATTATGCATCAGCAGTTTCAGTAAACCATCCTGGGACCGGCCGCTTTTTCCATTTAGCGAAGTCTGATTTCTCTACGATGTAATAGGTCTGATAGCTACTAACTGTATCATCACCTTTACAATAATCAGGCATACACATAGGTGGATCAGTAAACTTGCCGGTACCGATTTGGGCTGGTGCATCACATAGAGCATCAACTAAACGCTCTGTGGCATGTGTTTTACCATAACGATAGGTATACTCTTGCATAAGAGCGAACATGTGCTGCCACAACCAATCATAGTTGTCTTCAGATGAACGAGCCCAGATTGAACTAGGATGGTTCTTATGAGTCAGCTTGTATAGTCCCATCTCGTTAGCATATTCACCACCATCAAGAACACGATGTGCTGTAGAGAGCATCTGTGCGCTCTCTAGGATCATTTTAACAACATGCTTGTCGCACATCATCTGTGCAGCAATAACGGGGTCACGGTCTAGATAGAATATATTCACTCTTCTTTCCTTGTGTTATCTATTAGTAGTATCTTATCACGCTTTTCATCGAATGTCAATACTCTTTCGTTCTCAATCATATCAATAATTAAAGTGGTGATATCTACTTCTTTACCTAACACACCGATCTTTCTTTGTAGTCGCATCAAGCTTTCTTGGTAATACTCTATCTCTTGCTGCTTACGTAATCGAGACTCGATAAGGTCAGTTAGCGACACTACATTTTCTGTCATTATTATGGATTCTTTCTACCCTTCGGCACATCAAACACGAAGGTCAATCTATCAATATCACCGTTATTATGTGACATATGATATTTCTTATTGTCGAACCAGAAGAATGTTCCTGGCTCGATAACATGCATTTCGTCTTCTACAGTGTACTCATACGTCCCCTGGAGCGCGAGGTGATAGCGATCTCTTGTAAGGTAGTACTCACCTTCATCAACATGCCTACCAAGTGTATCTCCTGGAGCCAATCTAAAAAATGCGGCCCTAGAATGACGATGGAGCTTATAAGTTTTTAGCCATTTTCTAATAGCGGGATATCTATAATACATCGGTGTGTTTTGCTGCAATTCAGTCTTCTTAGCATCGTCGCCAACATTTCTCACTACTGCCATTGTGAGCGGTAGAAATCCATATGGATTCAACTCACCAGATGCGCCTTGTAATGTTCCTGCAACGCCCCAATCCTCTGGCTTAATATCTGCCAATATCCTAGACACGTCAATATTCTTTTCAATGAATCGAAAGTTACTCATTTATTTTTTCCTGATAATATGAGATGATACTTTTGATTTGGCTGTAAACATTTAGCCCATCCTATATTGTGTCCCCAAGGAATATCACATGGAATGATTCCTAATATATTGCATATCTCTTCTACTTTCATTTCTCCGTCGTTCTCTTTCAACACACGGATTATTTCTTTTTGAAGTTTTTTAGTATTCAACCTATTTACCAGCCCATCATCATTTTTGTTGTTTCAGGCACACTTTCCATTGTAAAGGGCGGATCAAATGTAGTGATCACTTCTACATGATTAATTTCTTGGTTTTTATAGACTGCATCTGATATGTTTTGAACTATTATATCTGCAAATGAGCAAAATGCGCTGGTCAATGTGTGTGTTACCGTAACCCATTTATTCTCTTGATCTATATCAATCTCATAGATAAGACCCAGATCATATATGTTGACGCTGATTTCAGGATCAAACACTTCTTTTAAATTAGCTATTATGTGATCTTTATCAATATTATCCATCTTCTAATGCCTCTTTCACCATTTCTACAAGATTGTCATAAGTAGCATAAGAGCCACCTATCCATTCGTCATCTTCATACTCTTTAATATGTAGATTACCGCCAGGTCGTGCTTGGCCGTCCAATGACAATTCATCTTCTTCCATCTCAAATATTTTAATATATTTCATCCTAATATTTCTCCTAATAGATATTTCCTTACCGAGAGGCCATTGCTCATCTGTTCGAAATATTTAGCGCGAGGATCTGAATCAAACCATTCTCCAAGTTCTTCATTGCGTGGTAATGGGTGCATCACTATACAACTTTCATCTAATTGCAAGGCATCTTTTTCTGTGAATGCATAGTTTCCTACTGCACCCCTCTCTTTTTGTACTCTGGTAATATACAATACGTCTGTGGACATTGCGATATCCTCTGTAAGAACTGTACTCTCTATATATTCATTTTTATAATATTTCTGTGGAAGTTTCAGTTCTTGTGGCCCTATCAGATTTATATGCACATCAAACAAGTCTAATACTTGTATAAGAGAATGAATGGTTCTACCATACTTCAAATCACCCATCAACGTCACTGTGAGTTGGTCTAATCTTTTGAAGTTCTTGTATATCGTATATAAATCTAATAGGGTTTGTGTGGGATGCTCTCCTATTCCATCACCCGCATTAATGATTGGAACATTACTTACTTGGGTAGCGCGGTATGCAGAACCCTCTTCCGGGTGGCGAAGAATGATACAATGTACATAAGAGGCGAGTGTTTTGATTGTATCTTCAAGGCTCTCTCCCTTAGCCACGCTACTATACTGGACGTTATTGATGCTTAGTACTTCATGTCCAAGGTATGTTGCAGCAGCATAAAAGGATGAGCTAGTTCTGGTACTGGGTTCATAGAATAGATTGGCTATTAGTTTCTTCTTGTTGGGAATGAATCGTTTCAGATTCTGGTCATCATATGTCGATATTTTCTGCATGGCATTAAGAATATCAAATTGGTCATAGTTTCGTAGAGAAACAAAACTATCGCCCTTTGATATCTTATTAGCTAATTTCATTTTTACAGATATTCATAAATTGTAGAAGTAATAGGATCTTTCTCAGAACCTACCCAATTCTCAGTAGTAGTCACTACCTTAACAATTCGTTCCACCAGACCATTCTTGGTCGTCCTCGACTCTCCATAGTATTCAATAGTAACAGTCTTAAACGGTTCCATTATACTTCTCCATAAATTTATCAATGTAGATGCCGGTAACATTAGGCCCAGATATGGTTTCATATTTTTCATCTCTGGGAAGTACGAACGTGAAAGATACGTCTAAATTGTTCTGAACACACCAATTTAGATATTTGATCCTATATACATTGTCGCTCTGAACAGCATGTGTTTCTGGACCATAACAATCTGTATCTTCATAAATGTTGCTAGTAGATTCTTCACTCTTCAATATGAAATCAAATCCTAAACAATATAGTTTATTATGATCCAGGCGCATAGCTTCAAACATAGCATTCATTCCAGCATTAGACCTACGCCTTATGTTGCTGTATCTGGAGTCTTCCCATCGTTCATCTTGTGGAGGAATGATTAGTCGTTCATCGTTTGCGTTACTTTGTAACTCTTCAATCATATCATCATCTATAGCAACAAGATAATCATACTCTGGAAAATCACGATATAACGCATTACAACCAATTATTGATCCCTCACCCTTTAAACAAGATAGATCAATAGGAGAGCGACTTGTGCCATTACCTACGACGAATGCTGTTTTCATTTCTGCGCGGTGTGCTTTCTTCATTCTCATCTACTTCATATATCTGCGTTCGATTTTTGCGATACTCTTGAGACTTCTCTTTTCTGTACGAAATTTGAGGATCATCTACTGAATTATCATCTTCGAAATATCGCTTATTTCTGCGATATGTTTTACTCATAACTTAATTCCTTCTTTACCAGTTTTTAGAAATGTTTGGAAATGCTTGTGACACAACTTCTCGCGTCAAATTCTTGAACGGCAACTTCCTCTCTGACATAGCCACTAAAAGAGTCGCATCGTTCGGATGGATAGCCTCTAACAATTCGATGAACAATTGCTCTCGACGCATAGGCTTTAAATTTTGCTGTGTTTCTGTATCCCCATCAACAAATAGATACAGGCGCCGAAGTTCTGCTTTGAACTGGCCTTGAATATCTGCGGCATTGTCTACTGGCTTATAAGGGGGAGGGCCCTCAGGTAATAGCCATTTTACATTCTTATCGAATGTATATCCCAAAATCTGCTTCAATTCAGAACCGCTATTCTTCTGTAATCTAGCGATTCGATCTTTCTTAGTCTTCCCTTTAGAACACCATTCAAGAATCTCATACCATGTTTCGGTCATTTAAAAGTCACCTATATATTCAGTTAAATTGGATAATCTATTTTTGATAAAATAATTTAACAAACCCTTTCTGCTGGGTTCTTCGTATTTATCAAATAAATCAATTATAGAAGTTTGCATATAATCTGGCACATAATCCAGATTCACAAGAGTCTCATTTCTGCTATAATTACGTAGCATATTAGTATCACAGAAATCAGCAGGATCAAGTGCAGACCATGCATCTACTTTCTTTGCAGACAACGGCTTCTGTCTTTCTCCATTCACAAAGCAACTGTCTTTAGATAGAAAGTTCGGTATACCATCACCACGATCTCCCCGCAAAATATGCTCACGAAGATATCGTTCTGGATTACTGATGCGTATCCATTTCTTTGTGTTAGGAGCATACTGCTCTACGTTAGCATATTTCTGGAGTTGTGCGAAGTCTTTATCGCTTGATAGGATAAGGATAGGTTCAGCAGTACCATTCTTGATGCCAAGATGTCCATACTTATGGCAGATTGTAGCGATAACATCATCTGCTTCGGCCCGGTCTATCTGTATAACTTTATATGGAAAAGTCTCTCGGATTTCATCACGCACCCTATTAAGCATTTCAAAGATCAGATTCCAGTCTAGAGGTGAAGACTCTCGATCTTTCTTTCGGTGTGCTTTATAGTATGGGAAAATATCTTTACGCCAATAGTTCTTGTCATCACAACAGATGACGAGTTCACCAAAGTCATTGGTAAACTTCTGCCTATTGCTCCGTAAACAATTAAGAATCATATGCCTGATCAAGTCTTCACTCAACTCAGAATGCTTCAACTGCATCATTAAATTTGCTATACAAATCTGATTAAAATCAACTAGAATCATTATCTCATTCCATATTCATTACTATTATATAGTCATTTAGAACTCATCATCTTCGTCACTAATATTAAAATCAATATCTTCAAGGTTTATAGCTGAATCTACAGAATCTTGGAGAGGATGTGGAATACCAACACAACGATATAAACAAGATCGCATACCCTCAAGTGTAAAAGCAAAGTCTTTCATAAAATCTACATCATCTATTTCAAAACCATCCATCGCAACTTTTCGCAATAGTTCTGCGCCATAAAAATCAATCATATCATTGATATATTCACTCTTCCTCTCGATCATCTTTTCAGCCATTTCATCTAATGACTGAGGCAGAGAATCTTTCTTGGTCCCAGGAAAAAGTACAACATTATTCATAGAAACACCTTTAGTGTGAGTTATTATTTAGCTCTCTTCTTTATATTTTTTCTCAATACAGCATCAGTTTTGGAAGAAGGTTCTTCAACTGTATTCTTGCGCCGTTTCTGTTTAACAGGTTCTTGTGGTTCTGGTTTATCATAACCTTCTTCTTCATACATACTCTCTTCCCACACAGTAGATATATCTGGATAAAAAGTACCAACATCACGTTTCGGCATGCCCTTATTAGGCCCAGTCCAATGGTATGCTAAAGCTACACAGCGATTTCGTATTCTATTCTCCTGATTTCTACCATAGAACATGTCTGGCCAATCACCATCACGAAGATACTTTTCCATATTTCGAACATAACCAGATACAGAAGATAACCTAGCTTCAGAACCTTTTTCTTTTCGCCGTTCTGCCGCTTTAAGTTCTTTCAGTTCTTCCTTATTCGTTCTGATCCAATCCATAACATTCTTTCTTGATAATGGATAATCATCAGGCTTAGCATTAACACTCTCATGCACGTTCGTGTATGCGGGTGGGTTAGCTGCTTGGCGCTTCTCTCTAGCTGCTGCTAAACGCTCTACGGCTTTAGCTTTCTGTTCTGCGCTCATAGGCTTACGTTGTTTACGCGGTTTCTTTTTGGCTACAACACCAGGTAACGTTGCTTTCTTAGCCACCGTTATTCTCCCAAGTAAGGGGTTTCAAAATCTCTTTCTCTCCATCTTCGTCTACTGCTATCTTGATCAGGCCATCCTTTTCTAAAGCTTCTAGAATAAACGTCACTGCATCATGGCTCAAGCTGTGTCTGCCCCATCTATAAGCAGCATATAAAGCAGCAAGTGCTAATGCGGTGTGACTGAATACAGTTAATTCTAATTCCATCGAACTTTCTTTCTATATCTCTTATCTTATATTTAGAATAACACATAATCGCCTCAATAGCAATACATAAATATGAATGAAAGGAAGGAACGAATATGAAAATTATAATTCAAATTTATATCTTTATTATCGCTTTCTTGGC